CGATGCACTGATCTTAAGATTTTAAATTGCTTACTACTAATTCTAATAATATAAATATTAATAATGATGCGGAGGGAGACGCCGCTTTTAAAGTCTCAAAAACTGACCGTACCAAAGAAGAATAAAATGTTCATTTTGTTTAGCGTGCTTAGTCGATCAACTAAGCTTTGCCTCCCCACGATGGGGAGGCTTTTAGGGGTGTGAGTACTCCACCACACCCCACAATAACGTGCTTGCTGTAGATTGCATATCGCAGTTATTTACGTAGTTAATGTAATATACTGGTTTCCGAACGAAACACGTAAATCTTTATGCTGCATTAATGAAAATGTTCGGAATTATGTGGTTTCGTGTTAAATCATGTAGCTCTGTTCGAAACTATGTGTAGGCTCATATAGTTTCGCGTTAAACTATATGTTTGTACAATGGAGTAAAAGGGGTTTTGTTCTTTCCCCCTGAAAGTGTAAATGTTTCACCTTTGCATAAGAAAAGTTCAAATTTTTGATCGAGTAACTTGTTTAATGCTTGATGGGATGATTTTTTCAATGATTCTTTCTCTCGATTCAAATTTTTGTTCAAAAATAAAATAAAAAATAGAAAATATAAAATAAAATATGTGCTTGATTCATACCTTAATGAATTGTCTTGTATCTAGACACCTTAGATACGTTGGAGGGAACAGCATTGCTGTAACATTTTAATGAAACATGAATAAGTCTCTTAAAAAAACAAACCCACCAATGCGAAACGGTCGAGTTCTGGTGAATGGGGCCGAAGCGAAGCAGACTGCACTGCATAAACAAAAGAAAGCGAAGCAGAACGACCTGCATAAACAAAGCAAACATTCTTCTAAGAAGAAAAATAAGACGAAAGTCTTATCTGAACGTTTTAAAAACTCTCACGAACCAACGTGGTTTAAGGGTCCTTTAGATCTAACTAGGGACCGTAAACCGGCTTGTAAGAGTAGACCAAAACGAGGGAATTTAGGAAATGCAAGGAAATATTGTCTAGATCAAAAAATGGCTAGGTTGGAATTACAATCTGGTACTTCTAATTCACTAGATTTTGTTTTTGACCTTAAAGAGACTGTAACTTCTTTTGTGAAGGATAAATATGCTACTCTATCTTTGGAATATATAGAGTGCACATTTTTATTTATCTGTGATATGTTAAGAGTACAGAATCTTATGGATGTTTTCCTTGCTGTTGTTCATTTTGTAAAACATTATACTAAAAAACCATTGTTGTGTAGTGAACATTTACAAAATGTACAACTGATGTTGGATATACCGATATTACAATCAGGAGAACGAGAGTTCCTTGATGGGTTTAAAAGTTTATTGCGAGATTGGAGTCGTGTTCAAACTTCTCCACTTCTCAAAAAAATAACTCAAATTTTGGTGTATGCAACATCGGTTGGATTTTATAAGGGTCCTATACCTTCTGATGCAATTGAGAAGGTTAAGAAAGTTCAAGAAGTGTATCATACCAGTAGATTAAGCTATACCACAGATTTTGTGTATTATATTCTTGATCTGATTCATTTCATATGTGATAAATCATATTCTATTCTGTTTGAAGGCAAGGATGCTAAAAGCATATTTGTATCAAATATGGAATATGATATATGGTTAGAGAAGGCTCAAAATCATCTATCCAAGGCAGAATTTCTTTCAAACCCAACTGCATTTAATTTGGATTTACATGAGTATTTATATACCTTACGTGATTTAATACGTATGGGTAATGAAATATATAAGTACTCTTGTGAACTCGACAAAACTTTGAGGAATCTTGTTAGGAAGACAACCTTTAATTTACAAAAAGTTGAGATGAAGATGATGTCTAGAGAATCCGCTCAAGCTATGCGTCCTGTACCCTTTGCGATTGCAATTGAAGGAGACTCCTCCGTTGGAAAGTCAAAGGTTGCTGAATCAATACACTATTATTTTGCTAGTTTATTCAATAAGCCTGTGACTGGATGTGAGAAGTATACCAAAAGTGCAACAGCAAAATTTTGGGATGGTTTTACATCTGATCAATGGTCATTATTTATGGACGATGTGGGAATGTGGAGTTCTGATTTAGATCTTGTAGATGAATCTGTAATGGATATAGTTCGTATTATTAATAATATGCCCTATATGCCAGATATGGCTTCTCTTGAGGATAAAGGTCAGACTCCCTTTAAAGGAGAGTTGGTGGTAATAACCACCAATATTCCCGATTTGAAGTGTAATGAGTATTTCACATATCCTTTTGCAGCTTCTAGACGTGTTCCTTATCATATTAGAGTAAGACCAAAGAAAGTCACGGAAAAATTCATGATAGATTCATCAAAAACTCAATTAGAACCAGGTATGATTCCTGATGATTGGTTTTTTGATATTTTTAAACCTGTACCTAAAGATTTTGGTAATCCCAGGGAGGGTACTATCATGAAGCAAGCTGTGATGGAGAGTGTAGCAAAAGATTTGACCATGGGCGATTTATTGGCTTTTATAAAAATTAAAGCTACTGAACATAGAGCACATCAATCTCGTGTTGTGGAACATTCCATGTCTCTTAAGCGAGTTAAATTATGTGATATGTGTAAATTACCCAACAATTTTTGTTCTTGTGTTGAACCTCAATTAGGCATAGAAACTTTGGCAATGGGTACTTGTAATTATTTCTTTAGTTACATATGCACACGTATTTTGGATGGTTTTATTTGTTGGGGTATTTTCCCCATTTTGTGTTCAAATTTACAGTTAAATTTTGAACGGTATCTTAAAATTAGGCTCCGAGAACTTAAAAATAGAGTTCATGAAAATTATGTAGAACACAAGTCTAAGATGAAACCAGTTGCGTGTGTTTGTGGATTATTTTTACTAATTGGTCTTATATTGAAAATATATAAGGCTACTATCTTTGTTAAGAAACAAGGTGCAGATTTTAGTAAATGGGGTGATACTATTACAGGTAAAGGAGAAAAAGAAAATGTGTGGGTTAAGGAAAGTTACCCAATAGATTCTTTTGATTCTACACCACAATGTTTATCCATGAAAGGTTTAATGCATAGCCAAATAGAAGAGGTAATTTTTAAAAATTGTGCTTATTTGAGATTTAAGCAGGGAGCAGAATGGAAATTCTGTCGCCTGTTGAATCTTAAAGGACAAAAATTTATTACCCCCGATCATTGTATACCTAATGTTGATAGTTTGTATTGTCAGATTATTAGAGGGACAGTGAGAGATCATGTTGGAGATCAACATTACTTTACTTTATGTCCATCTCAAATTGAGAGGTATCCTGAAAAGGACTTATGTTTATTGACTATTCCCTCAGTTGCAAATGGTAAGGATATTACCCAATTGTTTGTGAAGGAAAAGGCGTTGCATAAAGGACCTATAAAGATGATTTGCAGAAATAAGGATGGTTCAATTAAGCGTTATGAATCTGATTATTCAGAACCAAGTTCTCTGCAAACTATTTTGAAAGATTGTGAAGATTTTCCAATCTGGAAAACAGATGGTTTGCATACTGAGTCAGGGGATTGTGGTTCAGTTTTGTATAGGATTGATGATATGGGAGTGAGGCTGTTAGGAATACATGAAAGTTTATTAAACACGGAATGTTTTCCATTTTGCAATCCTACACCTGTAGCTTGTTCCATAACTCTCACTTATGAATTTGTTTCTACTCTACCATTGAGTAAAGAAGTAGGAGTCACTGTTCCTCAGTTGGGTATTGATGGTATTGAACCAGAACTTAAACCAATGGCTGCCTGTTCTTCCTTGAGATGTGTTGATTGTGGAACGTTTAAGTATTATGGTCAGGTGAGACCCACTAATAGACCAAGGTCTAAGGTGAAAGAAACAATTCTTTGTGATACGATGAAGCAGTTAGGTTTTCCTCTAGTTTATGGACCCCCTATAACAACTAGTCTAAAGCCTTGGATGATTAATGTCAGAAAGCAAGTCTGTGCTGACACTCTTGCTTCTTGGGATGATTTGATGATAGTCAAGAAACATATTTTAGCTAAATGGTTGACTATTTCTGACGAATATAAATCGGAAATAAAAATTCTGGATTTTGATACAGTTATTAATGGTGTACCAGGTTTGAAATATGTCGATGCTATACCTAGGAAAACTAGTGCTGGGTTTCCTTACTGTAAATCAAAAGCCAATTACATGTATTCTATTGAAGGACCTCAAGGTACTGATAAAGTGAACTTTGTGGATGAAATAATGGATAAAGTGAATTGGCGTTTGGAGCATTATGATAAGAGCGAGAGAACTTTTCCAGTATATCGTGGCTCATTGAAAGATGAAGCCACTTCTCTGGAGAAAATTTCAAACTCAAAAACCCGAGTGTTTATGGGAGCCCCATTAGATTTTACCATACCTGTTCGCTGTTTATTGTTGTCCTTTGTGAGGGTGGTTCAAAAAAACAAAAGTATTTTTGAAGCTGCTCCCGGATTGGAGGCACAAAGTAAAGAGTGGGATGGTTTGTATCATTATATTACCAGGTATGGTGAGAATCAAATAGTATGTGGTGATTTTTCTGGTTTTGATTCCACAATGAGATCAAATTTCCTGCGTGCTGCTTTTGATCTGATTGAGGATTTTCATGCAGCTTGTGGAGCAACTGATCAACATTTAAGAATGTTGAGGTCACTATCATATGATATCATATTTCCATTGGTTGAGTTTAATGGGGATTTGGTAGAATTCAATGGGAAAAATCCTAGTGGTCAACCTTTAACCACTATTTTAAATTGTATTATCAATAGTATGTATATACATTATAGTTATTTGAAGTTAAATCCTGATAAAACACTAGATGATTATTATGATAATGTGAGTCTTATGACTTATGGAGATGATAATATATTTGGTGTTTCTAACAAGAAAAAATGGTTTAACCATACTTCTGTATCTAATGTTTTGGGTACTATTGGTGTTACTTATACTATGGCTGATAAAAAGACAGATTCAATACCTTATATTCATATTAGTGAAGCAGATTTTCTTAAGAGAAAATGGAGGTATGAACCTGAGACTTGTACCATGTTATGCCCCTTGGCAGAAGATTCTATAGTTAAATCTCTAATGATAGGGATTAAATCTAAGAACATTTGTGAAAAGGAACATGCAGCTAATATTATCTTATCAGCACATGGTGAGTTTTTCTGGCATGGCAAGATAATGTTTACACGATGGGATGAAATACTTCATACATTTGTTGAAGATTTCAATCTCCATAGGTATTTGCCTCGTGAGTTGCCTAAATGGGAAGATTATGTCAATGAATATTTTGATAGGAGTAAAGATTTTATAACCTTTCAAAGTGGAAATGAAGATGGTAATCTAACCACTTGTTTACATTGTGACTGGGAAAAGAGTTGTATCCCATATTCATTTTGTGAATTGTGTAAGAAACCCGATCTATGTATGATTTGTGGTTATCTTGCACGAGATATAGCACTTAATTTTACAGGTCCATGTTTGTGGACATGTGAAAATTGTGCTAAAAGTTTGAAAAATATTGAGCCCTTGTGTGTGAGATATACAATGGCAAGAGACTTTTTCAATGTAGTTGCTTCGACATATAGAGGCTACTCCAATTCTACTGATCTGCCTTCAGAGTGGTTTGATCTTTCCATGAGAAGGATGAGTGCAGAGAATTTGGAATTACAGGATGATCGTATTTACGATAGTGTACCTGGCACAAGAAATAGATCGTCTCGTGATGGTTTAAGTGAGCCACACTTTGAGACTAGATTTCACTAACTGACAATGTCAAAGAAACAAGAGACGTCGGGGATGCTCGAAATGGCCCCGCCTCATCAGCAACAGCTGATGTTGTAGCTAATATGACCCCAGACAATCAAGATGCAAGTTATATGTCTTCTCAGACAGCAACTTTTGTAGAGACACAACCATCTGAAGTTATGGAGTTTAAAACCCCAGAAATATCAATGAATATTGCTGATAAGCAACCTAATTTACAATTAGATACGTTTTTTCAGCGTCCAACATTAATTGATACAATTACTTGGGGTTCTGGAGGTGTGAGTTCAGGTTCTTTTAAACCTTGGACACAATTCCTTTCAAACACGTATATTTCTAAGAAATTAGAAAATTATGCATTGTTTCGGGGGAATTTACACCTCAAATTGATTATCACTGCAAATCCTTTTGTATATGGGGCAGCTTTATTAAGTTATACTCCAATACAGGATAATATGACTGATTCTATTGCTGAAACCACAGGTTCTTTACAGAACTCGCAGAAGCCACATATATGGGTGTGGCCTCAGAATAATGCTGGTGGTGAATTAGTTTTACCTTTCTTTTACAAGTCCAATTTTGTTAACATTTTAGAAAGTGCCAACACCGATGCTTTAGGAGAATGTAGGTTAGAACAAGTCATAGCATTAGATACTGCTAATGATACGGCAATACCCACTCTAAGTATTCAAATTTATGCGTGGTGTACTGAAGTAGCATTACAATGTCCAACAACTCAAGCCATTTTACAGGTTGGTACAGAGTCTGAATATAGACAAGGTCCAGTGGAAAGAGTTGCTTCTGCTATAGCTGGTGCAGCTACAGCATTAACAACTATTCCAATGATACAACCTTTCGCACTTGCAACTAGCATGGCAGCAACAGCTACAGCTGGTATTGCATCTCTGTTTGGTTGGTCAAAAGCTGTATTAATTGAAGGTGCTAGACCTATATTTAGGGCACCTTTTCATGGTTTAGCTTCTTCTGAAATATCAAATGCTGTGGAAAAAGTGGCTTTTGATCAGAAGACAGAATTAAGTGTTGATCCACGAATTTTAAATTTGAGTGGTCAAGACGAACTGGCTTTGAGTTACCTCTTGCAGAAAGAGGCATATGTATATAATTCAAATTGGTTGAGTTCTGATTCAATAGGAGATCAACTGTTTGAATTCCCTGTATGGCCTATGATTTACAGAGTTACAGATATGACTGACTACGATAAATTGCAGATGACACCTATGGCTTATTTTGCCGCTATGTTTAGATACTGGAGAGGTGATATAATTTTCAGATTTAGATTAGTCGCTTCACAATATCACAGGGGTAGAATTAAAATTACTTATGAACCTAAAGGTGAAGTGGGAGCTTCTGATTATACTAATATCGCTATTACTAAAATTGTAGATATTACTGAGGAAAATGATATTGAATTTGTTGTACCATATAGTCAAGAGTTTCCATGGTGCAGATGCAATTTTTCTCCGTCAAATACAGGAGAATATGGAAAGACTGCTTCTATAACCCATACTGATCAATATACCAATGGAACTATTCGAGTTCAAGTTTTGACAACTTTATCTAGTCCTCAAGCTGCCCCCTCTTGCCATATTTTGGCATATGCTAGAGGAGCTGAGAATTTGGAACTTTCAGTTCCAAATTCCACCTATTTGTTAGATAAATGTGTGACACATTTAGACATGCAAGTAGGAACTGAGAGTGATATCGTGACGGGTCAACAATATGATGAGCGTTACAAAGTTAATTTTGGAGAACAAATAGTATCATTGCGTACTTTGCTTTCTAGAGCCTCTCTTTCTAGTATATTGACACCTTTAAATGTCACAACCACGAAAGATATGGTGATAAGTAGACTTCATATGGGAAGATATCCATTCCCTATTGGATATGATACCAATGCATACTTATATTCTGAGAAATTAACAGCTGCAAATGAAAATGCTAGATTCACTTTTAGTTACATGCATCCTATTAATTGGGTTTCAGCTTGTTTTGCTGCTTTACGTGGCGGTATCCAGGTTAAATTCCAATTTACCCAACAGAATGAAGTTGTTCAAGAAGCTCAATTTATTAGAATGTCAAGCATAACCAGATCAGCTAATTCATCATTAGAAACTGGATATATTGCTAATGTTGATGATTATGGTGATAATCAGAGCATGACAAGAGAAGTTTGGAGTATAAACAGATACACAGGAAGAAACGGAATTGTTTTGACAAATATGAATGAGTGTGAGTGTATTTCAGCTGAAATGCCTGACCAACATCAATACTTGTTTAACTCAACTCGTCAGGAAGATTGGTTGTTAGGTACATCTTGGGATGATACCGATTACTATACTTATTGGTTGCAGTTTTATGCAACTGATGGGTCTGGATTAAATAAATCTTTTAGAGTGTCCAAGTATATGAACATTGCTCCTGACTTTAATCTCCATTTCTTTGTGTGTACACCTACTGTGTATTACTCACATGATCTTGGACAGCCTAAGTACGTGGCTTAACGTACAAATATTTTAGCCTGTTTATTGATTTAAACAGGAACACATGCGACGGCCCGCATGTGGGGATATTATCCTTTACCCTCCAGCTAGACTGATCGGTAATTTGCTAAATTTTGCAATTCATCGAAGAGTAGCCAACTAATGGTTTTTACTTGAGGGTAGAGATATCCTCGAACACTTTGTGTGGTATTAAGTTACCTTTTCCATTAGTGCGGCCTGATCTTTTGAACTGGAGCGTAGGCTTCGAT